ATCCTGGCCGAGCTTGCGAATACACCTATCGGCCTTGAAGGTACGGGGTACGGTGCTGCAGACCTTGATGCTTTGATTGATGAACTGGCGGGTATGACTGAGCCTGCTGAGTTGCTAACCGATCCAGACGAAGTGCCGGAAGAAGTCGAGACACGATGCAAGCCTGGAGACCTTTGGATTCTTGGCAGGCATCGATTGCTTTGCGGTGACAGCACCAAGGCTGATGACGTGGCACGGCTGATGGATGGTGCTATGGTAAACGGCATTGTTACTGACCCGCCATACGGCATAGGTATTGATGGTCAAAAAGAAAGCATAAGCGCAAACCCAAAACATAATCGCAAGGCGCATGAGTTTATGGGATGGGATAAAGAAAGACCGTCAAAAGAGTTGTTTGATTTATTGCTATCGTTTGATTGCCCTACAGCAATCTGGGGTGGCAATTACTTTGCTGATTTCCTTCCTGCATCTAGGGGATGGATTTACTGGAACAAAGGTCAAGATGGTTTGACTATGTCCGATGGCGAACTTGCATGGACAAACTGCGTTAAACCTTTACGGGCAATCGTTGTGAATAGAGCGGCTTTACAAGGTTCAGTACATCCAACACAAAAACCGATGCAGGTTATTGAATATGCTCTTGAATACATCAATGTTGAAACCGGCAATATATACGATCCGTTCTTAGGCTCTGGTACTACATTGATTGCAGCCGAGAAAACTAATCGCAAATGCTACGGGATGGAAATAAGCCCTAAGTATTGCGATGTGATTATTCAGCGATGGGAAAACGCCACAGGGCAGAAGGCGGTGCTAAGTGAAGGGTAAGCCATACAAGTACAACGAAGACGTAGTACAGCGCATTACACAGGCACTCAGGGCAGGTAATACCCGCCGAGCTTCCTGCGCCTATGCTGGCATTTCTGAAGATACATTTGCCGTCTGGCTCAAGGACATTTCGGAGTTCTCGGATTCTATTAAAAAGGCAGAGGGTGATGCCGAAGTGCGGAACGTTGCGATCATCCAGAAAGCAGCTGATACCACTTGGCAGGCTGCCGCATGGTGGCTTGAACGCAAGCACAAGGCCGACTGGTCATCAAGGGTAGAGCAGACCGGGGCAGACGGTAGCCCGGTCAAGGTGATCGTGGAGTATTCGGACAAACCTCTTGCCTGATATCCGGCTGGTCTTACCAAAGCCACATGAAGCCCAGCAGGTTATCTTGCGTGAAGCAAAGCGTTTCAATGTTCTTGCCTGCGGCAGACGTTTCGGCAAAACAACGCTAGGTGGGAATCTGTTATCGGATCCGGTACTCCAGCACGGCTTGCCGTGTGCTTGGTTTGCACCTACGTACCGCTTGCTGGAAGAGGCATACAACGACCACAAAAGGATATATGCTCCTGTCATCCGGAGGGCTGTACAAACACCAGCCCCAAGGATTGAACTGATAACCGGGGCGGCTATTGACTATTGGACCCTTGACGACCCGTCTACGGTAGCCCGTGGTCGTAAGTACAAACGGGTCATCATTGACGAGGCAGCGATGGCACGGCACTTAGAACAAGCCTGGACTGAAGCCATTCGCCCAACGCTTACCGACTACCGGGGTGATGCTTTCTTCCTGAGCACTCCGAAGGGTAGCAACTACTTCAAAACCTTACACGCCATGGCTGCCGTAGATCCAGACTGGATGAGTTGGCAGATGCCGACTACGGCTAACCCGTGGATTGATCCAACCGAAGTAGACAAGGCTGGAGAATCCTTGCCGAGTATCGCTTTCCGGCAAGAGTACTTGGCAGAGTTCGTTGATGCAGCTGGTGCTCGTATCAAGCGGGAATGGCTACGGTACGGTGATGTCCCTGAAGGTTTGCCGGTGTACCTTGGTGTTGACCTTGCCATCAGCACCAAGGCAGAGGCAGACTATACTGCCGTGGTTGCTTTAGCCCGTGGTGATGACGGGACTATTTATGTATTGGATGTCAACCGTACCCGCGCCGACTTTGCTTCCGTGCTAAGGTTCATCGAGATGATGGCTGAGAAGTGGCATCCAGTTATGATCGGCATCGAGCAGGTTCAATACCAAGCCGCTGTCGTTCAAGAGCTCATGAGGCGTACGAAACTACCTATCCGGGGCATCCGCCCCGACCGTGACAAAGTGACCCGCTTTGGACCACTAGAAGCCCGGTACGAGCAAGGGCAAGTTGTACACACTGAAGGGTTGCCACCGTACTGGCAAGATGAGTTGCTATCCTTCCCAGTTGGTAGGCATGATGACGTTGTAGACGCAATGGCCTACGCTTGGCAGGTGATCGGACAACGCAAGGGCTGGGGTGCCGTCTAAAATATATCTACTTATATACTTGACGTGTATACACTCTAAGTGTATATTATTGACATCCAAGGGGATATGGGAGATACGGATATGAAACGATACTTGGTTCAGTGGATGACAAACGGTAAGTCTTACGGCTACTACTTCGAAGATTATGCAGACGGATTCGATTACGCACAACTCAATGGTGAGAAATCAAAAGTGACCGACACGAAAACCGGTGAAAGACTTTTCGCTTTCAAGACAATCAACAATCAACGCTGGATGTGGACGAAGGAAGGCTGGATAAAGTAACCTCAACCGCTAAACACACAGGCCCCCGCAAGGGGGCAGGGAGATATGACAATGGAACTTATTACACGGTTGGTAGAGGCAGGCGGCAAAGAGTGGACGGGCGGAACGAATCACCGGGTTTACTTCAAACCTCAACAGATTCTTGGACTTGAAGTTGAATGTTACAAAACTGGCTCACTGCGTAACGTTACATTGAACGGCGAGCGAATCAGCAACAGTAAAGCCGGACGCATCATCAACGCAAAGTTGTATGTCAATGTAGCAACCGGTGAAGTTGTAACAGATCTAGAACCTGAGTACGCAAAGATGGCCCGCATCGCAATATCGACAATCTAAACCTACAAACCACCACAGGCCCCCGCAAGGGGGCTTTTTTGGTTCTGTGGGATACTAGGGCATGGGTATCTTTGACCGCTTCTTAGGCCGTAAAGCCGCAGCCAACCCGACACAGGCACTCCCGCTGCCGTTGTCTCAGTCTAGGGACATCTACCTAACAGGGTACGGCTCTGGTCAGCTGCAGACCTTGCTACGCCGGGCGCTTCCCGGATCAACAAAAGACTGGTCACGCATAGCCGGTGACCTTGGGCTGAATGGGGTTGTCGCATCTGCCATTGATTGGTACGTAAGGAACTACCCACAGGCCACACCAAAGTACTACAGACCGGTAGACAGCCAGCAAGCAGAGCCGGTAGAAGACCATCCAGTTATCAAGCTCATGGCTCAACCAGACCCAATGATTATGGGGTCTCTATTTTGGGGCTGGGCGATTCAAGACTATAAACTTTTTGGCAACACTTACCTACGCAAAATTCGTAGCACAACCCGTGGTGTAGTGACGGCTTTACAGTTCTTGCCACAGGACATGGTTCGCCCGGTTGGTAATGGTACGAACCCGCTAACCCATTACGTCTACACCACTGATGGTCGTTCTTTTGACATTCCCGTTTCAGACATCATCCACATAAGGTACAACCGAGACCCGCAGGATATCCGCTTGGGTAGATCTCCAGTCATGGCTGTGCTACGTGAGATTGCTACAGACAATACTGCATCTACAACCGCTTATGGTTTACTTGCCAACGGGGCGATGCCGTCCTTGATTGTTGGTCCTGATGCAAAGGACCAGACCGTAGACATAAGCATCGATGATGCAAGGCAGGTCAAAAGACAACTGCACGAAGACCTTACCGGGGACGGTTCAGGTGGCATCGTGGTTATGACCGGTGCCTACAAACTTGACCGTGTATCCCTTACGCCTTCTGAGCTTGCTTTGGATTCCGTGAGACGTGTACCGGAGGAGCGTATCTGTTCCGCTCTTGGCATCAACCCAATGGTGTTGGGCCTTGGAAGCGGGTTAGAGCGGTCTACATATAGTAACTATGAGCGCGCCCAGCAAGCGGCTTGGGAAGATGGCATGGTGCCTTTGCTCCGTACTTTGGCGGATGCGATTACCGCAGACCTCCTGCCGGAGTATCCAGAGACCCAAGAGGGTGACTTCATTCAGTACGACCTTGAAACCGTACGGGCATTGGCTGATGACCTTGCTGCAGAAGCCGAACGAGCGGAGCGGTTGTACAAGGCTGGCATTATTGATCGTGCTGAAGCCAAGCGCATTGCAGGGCTTGAAGCCGTGCCGGAAGATGAAGGGCAGTTACACCCAACGGCTATACCGGTACAAAGCGGTGGTGGTTTTGATGCTTCCGCAGTACGCAGTTACGATGTAAAGGCACGACCAACCGAAGCAATGCGTACAGCAGCGCAACGGGCTCTTGACTGGAAGGCTGAAGGCTTTGATGGCGGGACACGCATAGGGCTTGCAAGGGCTAACCAGATTGTCAACAATGAGAATCTATCCGATGACACGATACTGCGGATGTACAGTTTCTTTAGCCGCCATGAGGTAGACAAAAAAGCCGAAGGCTTCAACAGTGGTGAAGACGGTTTTCCTTCACCGGGACGTGTTGCTTGGGACTTGTGGGGCGGTGATGCCGGGTACCGCTGGTCAACATCCAAGCGGGACGCTATGCAACCTGAAGGCAAGAGCGTTGATTGCTGCACTCCGGGGGTAGTGTACAAGTCTCACCCTTTTTACGGGTACGAGATGGAAAGCATCTCAAAAGAGTAAACAACGACAGTGCTCGTATCTATGCAGCCAGTCAAAAGTTTCGTAATGAACTTTTGGAGCGTGAAGGTGTAGCCATCAGCCGGATGCAACGGGCATACAGGGCAGCCACAAAGGCAAGCATCGATGAACTGGAAGCACTAGAGGGT